GAGCGACGGTGTCGCAATACAGGAAGTCTGGGCGCAGGTAAACGGGTTTGATAGCGGTATTATTTTAAAGAATGATGCCGACACCGACACGGTGGCAATGGCTATTGATCCAGGTTGGACATATCAGGATTTTTCTTCAGTAGGGGGTTTGAGGCAGTACGGAACAAACAAGACAGGGGATGTGACCCTTTCAACTGTTGGGGGTGGTTCGTCAGCAACGTCTGGTGATTCTTATATGGTTCTCATCCGCGCAACTAAACATTATGCGTAGGCGTTATGTTTTCAGATGCAAATTTTGTTTGGAACGTAATTCTTAGTGTTGCAGTTGGTTCTTTCGTTTGGTGGATGCGGAGTATTAGCGTGCAGATTAACGTATTAAGGGGCCACATATCGGACACGCGGGAAGAAATGGCTAAGGCGTATGTGACTAAAGACGACCTTCATCAGGATATGAAAGAATTGATGAAAAGGTTTGATCGACTGGAAGAGAAGTTTGAACGTCTCCTCACTTCGCGTTTGGAATAGTCATGGCACGGAAGAAAGAAAAACCCATTCGGCGCACAACCAGCGGAAAAGGTGCAAATTACCGAAAAACCAAGCAGGGCGCTGGAATGACAAAGAAGGGGGTTGCTTCTTATCGTAAGGCTAATCCTGGCTCTAAGTTAAAAACGGCGGTTACGGGTAAGGTTAAAAAGGGAAGCAAAGATGCGAAAAGGCGGAAATCTTTTTGCGCCCGTTCAGCAGGGCAGATGAAAAAGTTTCCTAAAGCTGCCAAAAACCCCAATAGCCGTTTAAGACAAGCCAGAAAAAGATGGAAATGCTGAAAAATGCCAGAGAGGCTGGTTAAGCCAAACATACCTCCTGATAGCTGCGACCACGTTGACAGGGTTATAGAGTTGGCGGAAAACCTTGTTGGTGAAATGGATGCGGATATCCGCAATGGGTATACCAATATCATTAAAGAAGAAATGGAAATGGTGCGGACGATCAATACCCAGTTAAGGACAGCCAGTAAGTTTTGGCACGATAAACACAGAAAGAAATGAGTTCACCCTATTAAACAGAGGAGACGTTAGGATGCCTAAAGTTGGTAATAAACATTTTCCCTATACCCCAAAAGGTAAGGCTGCTGCTAAAAAAGCAAAAGAAATAGCTAAGCAAAAGAAAAAGAAAAACACTAAGAAAAGGTATGCCTGATGGCAACAAGCGGAACGTCTGCCTTCAATCTCGATATACTAGAGGTGTGTGAAGAGGCATACGAGCGGGCTGGTTTGGAGATGAAGAGCGGTTATGATTTGAAAACCGCCCGCCGTAGCCTTGATATAATGTCATTGGAGTGGATTAACCGTGGGCTTAACCTCTGGACAATTGAAGAGGGTACGCAAACACTGACTGCGGGAACGGCGACATACAGTTTCCCCTCTGGAACAATAGATTTTATTGACCAGATGATCCGCACGGACGCAGGGGACGTAAATAAACAAACCGATACCTCGATTACCCGCATTTCCCCATCTACTTTTGCATCTTTGCCAAATAAATTACAGCAAGCAAAGCCTCTTCAAATCTATATTCAGCGGACAACGTCGCCTCAATACACCCTGTGGCCTGTACCTGATGACACAGAAACTTACACGCTTGTTTACTGGCGGGTGAAACGGATACAGGATGTCGGCACCAAGGGGTCTAACAATTATGATGCGCCTGAGCGGTGGTTACCTGCCTTAACTGCTGGTTTGGCATATTATATCTCAATGAAAAGACCAGAATCTGCTTCTCGGACACAGGGTTTAAAACAGGTCTATGAAGAGCAGTTTAACTACTGCGCCGAAGAAGACAGGGTGAAGGCTGGGTTCCAAGTGGTTCCTGGCGGGTATGCGTGGATGTAATGGGCAACTATGCAAGCGGAAAGTATGCATTGGGGATTTGCGACAGAAGCGGGCAAACGCATAAATTGCATGATCTTTATCCTCAGATTAAAGACGGGAAAGACACTGGATTAAGAGTTCACCAGTCAATGCTTGATGAAGACCAGCCTCAATTGTTTCTTGGCTCTATGCCAATTGACGATCCGCAAGCTCTTCGTGTGGCGCGGGTAGATACAGGTTTGGATGAGCAGCGGGCGACTGTTTGGAATTGGTCTCCAGTCGGTGATAATAATTCTTTACAGCACCTGTACGGCTTTTCAACTCAGGAAAGCTGCCAGGCAACAGGAAGCGTTGGAACAGTTACGGTATCAACTACATGATTTCACCATCGGAAATATCTATGAAATTATTGCAAGCTGCTGCTGAAGCGCCTGGAATTAATTATTCCATAAGGGTGCAGAAAGGGGATGACGGTTTTGAGGTCGGTGTTACATTTTCTGGTCTTGAAGACGACTCCCATGCTGATCTTTTCGCCCATTATATATTGTCGCTTCTTGAATTAAATGGAATGGAAAGCGCTGGGGAGTTACCAAATTGAATTATTCGACACTTGTTCAGGCAATTAAAGATTACACCCAAAACACGGAAACAACATTTGTGGGGCAGATTGATCAATTTATAGCTCAAGCGGAAAGGCGTATTTTGCTTGATGTTGATCTTCCTTATTTTAATAAGAATGTTACTGGTGCGATGACGAGCGGAAATAGTTATCTTGCCAAGCCGACTGATTTTCTTTCCGCCAAATCATTAGCAACTATCAGTTCGGGAAATGAGTATACTTATTTATTGCCGAAGGATGTCTCTTTTATGCGGGAAGCATATCCCGACACAGATATAACGGGGCAACCTAAATATTACGGGCATTTTGATAATTCGTTTTTTATTCTTACACCCATCCCCGATGCGGGATATACGACTGAATTGCACTATAAATACAGTCCTGCGGGTCTTTCATCCAGCAACACGACAACGTGGCTGGGGGATAATGCCGACCCCGCTCTTCTATATGGCTGTTTGATTGAAGCCTACACCTTTATGAAGGGTGAGCAGGATTTATTGCAACTGTATATAGGCAGGTACGGCGCTGCTATTGAGGACATTAAAAGGGTGGGAGAATATCTCGATAGAAGGGATTCTTATAGAAACGGGGAGCCAGTTATGGCGTCTAATTCAGGTCAGGCGGCATGATTGGGCTTGAGGCAAAGGGAGTTCCTCCAGTTTTTGTTTCGACAAGTCGGAACGGGGGGTTATCGGCTGACCAATTGACGGAACTGTGCTGTAATAAAATTATTAGTGTAAGTGAAGATGCCCCTCCTGTAATTCGGCAACAGGCAGAAGCGTTTCGTCTGCGGATGCAGGGCATTGTACACTTTTACATATCCCAAGCTATGCAGTCGGAGCGGGATACTTGTGTGCAGACTGCGCTCGCAGGCGGTTATAAAGATTTAAGCGACATCTTGAGGAGAAAATAAATGGCGTTTTCAGGCAACTTTATGTGTACTTCTTTCAAGGGAGAATTATTGGAGGCTGTACATAACTTTAAAAATTCAGGGGGCAATACGTTCAGGCTGGCACTTTATACGAATAGTGCTTCTTTTACCGCTGCAACTACAGCATATACTTCCAGTAACGAAGTGAGCGGTACGAATTACACAGCAAAGGGTAATTCTTTAACAAATGTTGACCCATCCACAAGTGGCACAACCGCGCTAACTGACTTTGCGGACACGAGTTGGTCTTCTTCAACTATCACGGCGCGTGGCGGTCTTCTTTTCAACGACAGTGCAAGTGGAGACCCAGCGTGTTTGGTGCTTGATTTTGGTGCGGATAAATCAAGCAGTTCAGGAACCTTTACCGTTCAATTTCCAGCGGCGGATGCGTCTAACGCGATTATCCGCATAGCGTAGTTTATTATGGCTGGCTGGGGGCGTAACACTTGGGGTTCAGGCCCGTGGGGAGAGCCTACTGACGTTACGGTTGCTGTTACGGGTGTAGCGGGGACTGGGGCAGTTGGATCAGTAACAACATCAATTAGCAAAACGGTTGCTGTTACGGGTGTAGCGGGGACTGGAGCGGTTGGGTCTGTAACTGCAACGGGAACGGCGGTTGTTTCTGTAACGGGTGTTGCGGGAACGGGTTCGGTTGGTTCTGTCACAGCGACAGGATCGGCAGTTGTTTCGGTTACTGGAGTGGCAGCGTCAGATGCCGTTGGCTCGGTAACGGTATCAATTAGTAAAACAGTAGAGGTGACGGGGGTTTCAGCTACTGGAGGTGTTGGGTCAGCCCTTGTTTGGGGGCTTGTAATTCCAGGCCAATCAACAAGTTGGACGGGAGTAAGTCCATCTCAATCAACAACTTGGACTGAAATAGCAGCGTAGGAAAAATATTATGGCTAGTAATTTTACGACACATCTTGGCATAGAGGAGATGACGACAGGCGAGAAGTCTGGCACTTGGGGTACGATTACCAATTACAATTGGGATATTATGGATCGAATAGCTTCTTACAAAGCTGTTGCCATAACGACAAATGCAGACACGGCTACTCTGACTGTTCGGGAAGCCTCCCCTGGATCAGGAACTGAAAATCTTCAAGACGGAATGTACCGTGTGGTCAAATTCACGGGTGCCTTAGATTCAAATTGTACGGTTACGATAGCGCCGAATACAACTCAGGTATTTTTTATAATTATTAATGCTACGACAGACTCTGGTTCCAGTGGTCCTTATTCAATAATTTTGTCTCAAGGCACTGGCGCGAATGTAACTGTAGCAAACGGAAAGTCTGCGATTGTTTATTGTGATGGTGCAGGGGGAGGGGCGGCGGTTATTGATGCACTAGCTAATTTAGCTGTTTCTACACTCACTACTTCTGGGACTGTTACAACTGGTGGAAATGTTGCTGTTACGGGAAATGTTACAGCAACTGGTACTGTTGAACCAGCTGGTGATACCGCTGCTGGTGATGATGCTGCGATAGGTTATACCTCTGCTGAAGGACTTATCCTTACAGGACAAGGATCAACAAACGACGTAACAATAAAGAACGATGCCGACGCGGATGTAATTACAATTGCAACTGGCACTACGAATGTTGATATTGTCGGAGATGTAACAGCTTCTACTGTACAAGCTGATGGGGATACCGCTGCTGGCGATAACGCTGCAATGGGGTATACCTCGGCTGAAGGTCTTATCCTTACGGGACAGGGTTCTACTAATGACGTAACCATCAAGAACGATGCCGACGCCGATGTTCTCGAAATACCAACTGGGAGTACAAATGTTGAGATAGTGGGTGATGTTGGAGTTGGCGGCGGCAATCCAAGCGGCTATTATGGTGATAGAACACTTGTAATCTCCAGCACGGGTTCTGGGGAGAACCCGACCCTAACTCTTCGCTCGGCAACCGATGGGTCAGGCTCGGTTGCATTCGCTGACGGCACTTCTGGGGCTGATCTGTACCGAGGACTAATCCAGTATACTCATTCAAATAATCGATTTACTTTCTTGATCAATGGCTCGAACGAAATCAGGCTCGATGCAGATGCTCTTTATCCAGCCAATGATGACGGAACGGCACTGGGAACGTCCTCGTATCAGTGGTCAGATTTATATCTTGCTGATGGTGGCGTAGTTAGTCTTGGTGACGCAGGCACCGTTGATATGTCCACCCCGCTGCTTGCGGGAACAGACCATACTTTTACAGGCACAACAGCCCAAATGTTGGCTGGTGGAGCAATATCGGCGTTTGATTTAGTATGTGT